GGTGTCAACTGCAGCGTGCTGCTAGCGCAGACCCTCTTCCACCGACGCAATCAGTTCCGTAGCCCAACCGGGGGGGATCAACCCCCCGGTCGGGCCGGGTTCTGGTTGCTTTTGGGGGAGGAGGTCAGCGCCGTCATGCACTGGTACAGTCGAGGACTGAAGGAAGTCAGCGGCTTGATAGCCAAAGACTTTCCTCTTGTCCACTGCTATTGAACCAACGCGTCTGTCTGATACTCGGAATCGGGTTCCCCCGTCCGAAGTACATGACAGTAGCGGATGCATCAGCTTACGGAACTCAAGTTCCTTAGCTGCGATGTCACTCGGCCGCCGGCCAAGAGTCCTAGTCTCGAATATATGTGGCGAATGTTTGTTCGCAAACCTATACTCGGACCGGTGCTCTTGGAGGGGCGGACCGACGCCAACATCCACATCTAGATACGAATCCAGCCACTCGAGCAAGCTCGAGGGAGGGAACGTACCCAGACACCTACGCCACCAGAGAACGAGACCATTCCGAAACGCCAAAAGCGATTCAGCGGACTCAATCTTCGGCGGGAGGTATACGGGACGCACATTGAACCCACGATAGTAATCTTCTCCACACGACTCCCTTACGGGACCGCGGGAAAAGGACTTGTCGGGATTAATGATAAACCCTACGTACTCGAAGTACTGCCTCACGGCAGGATCTAGGTATGCGGGGTAGAGGCAGTCGTCTCCATAAACGGCAGTCATCGGGATATCGGACGTTATACGTCCGCATCTCTTTGAAATCGCTCGTATTATGGAAGCGAAGACCAGCGTTTCTAATGCAAACGTCGACCCATTCCCCATCGACGACATTCTGTGGTAAAACCACATTGTGCCATCGGGTAGTCGCCCATAGGGCGACCTGAGGGAGTCGAGCAATTCAAACCACGGACCAGGAAGTAGGAACCTACAGAGGTCCCTACTTACACGGTCCGACGCGCTTGATAGATCAAGCGAGACTGGCATAACCAGCCTATCAGGAGCGTTCCACTGCCGGCTGCCTAAAGCAGCCAAACGGCGGTTCCGCGACTGATCGTTCAGGTCAATGTGCCACTTCCGAAGGGCGCGACGGAAGACTCCGTCAACGCCCAACTGGAGCATCACATTGCCCATCGGTTCGATTGCGATGGTACGATCTTTCGTACCATCCTTTGGAACAGTGACGATACGGTTGAACTTGACTGGTTGAACCAGTTCAGAGAACAACTCACCCCTGGGGAGGATACTCCATGGGTGAATCTGACGAACAGTGCG